CAAATGATTTATAAACTGTCTGGGCGGATTGAGCGGACAACAATCCTGAATAGGGAGACCCTCCTGACTGTGATGCTTGGACTGTAGGTTGGTAAGAAATATACTGACTGCGTCTGTTTGCTCCAATATTACCTGCGTTCAAACTAAACTCTTGTCCGTTATAAACTCTGTTAGGTTGTAGATAAAGTTGGTTATTACAAGTTCCCTGCCCTTGTGCAGTTCCAACAGGGGGATTTGCGTTGGTTGATGGTTCAAATGAAAAAGCAAGAGGGTCGTCAGGGTAGAAACCAATTGTTGAACCTTGTGTGAGAATATCTCCATACGATAATGATGTCAAAAGTCTAAAACAGTTATACATATTGATATACGGAGTTTGCTGGATTATCGTAGTTCCGTTAAGGTCTAAGGTGAAGGAATTAATAATATTACCAAACCAAGACTTGAGAGACATTACCTGTGATGAGAGTGCTGGTTCATTAAAATTTCCTGCCGTTGCCTGTTCTCCGCTCCACACTCCGGGTCCAATTAGAGTCATCAACAACGGAACGCTCAAATACGCTTCACGGTAAGACATATATTTATTTGAATTACTTAATTGAGATGTATCCACGACACTTTGTGAGGACTGGTAATTAGAATTCTGGTTGTCAAGAATATTCAACCAATCCTTTTTCACAAACACCGATGGAGAGCCTTCTATCTCTTGAGACAAATCAAAGACAAGTTTATCACAGGACATTATATTATTCGTTGAGAAAAAAATAATGTGAAACCTACTAATACTCCTAAACCTTTCACAAAGAAAAATTAATATTTTTTACTTTGGTAGGTTTGGTTGCCTTGAGAACAATCTTTTCTAAAGCACCATTCAACTTGCTTAATCCTTTGCCTCCAGACCCACGAGGCATCGTTCTTTTTCCACTCATAGCATTCACACCAGTTGTCTCAAGATAGTCATCTACCGAGTAATAACTGCTTCCTGCTCCGGGTCCGCCAATACCACCGTTTAATAATACTGCACCAACCCCTTTGCCACAAGATTTAGATGAGATGTGTCTTGATACTGTTTGTCCTGTAGGTAGATGGATTATCATTATATATATAGATTAGATATTTTTAAAATTCTCCTAAAACTCAATCGCCTTCTTTCTCTTGTTCCTATACCGCATCGTATTCAGCATCAAAGTATTTAATAGCGTAAATTGTGCCGTAATATCTCGCTCGTTGAGATTACTATCCCCTGATTGTAGTAGAGATAAGAGTCTCACTTGTTCTTTGCTAAAGCGGTGGTAAATGTTATTCAGTTCAGTTTCACTTAATTCGTCCATTATACATTATACTTATACTTTTATACATTCAGTTTTAACGCTTTGATTTTCCTTAAGTTTTCTTCTTCTTTCTCTCTGTTTTTCATTAATATCATCACGCTTTTTTTCACGATATTCTCGTTGTTGTTCCTTAACAGTATCACGATTATTCTCATAATATTCTCGTTGATATTCATTAACAGCATCACGATTATTCTCATAATATTCTCTCTGTTTTTCATTAACAGCATCACGATTATTCTCATAATATTTTTGGCTTTTTTCTTTATCATACTGTTTCTTATCTGTATATGCTCTACGAGAATTCAAAGATGCTTTATGCTTTTCAATAAGCGTTTGCTCGTGTTGCCTTGCCTCCAACTTATCAATTACAACTTTTCTATCAATCACATTCATATTGTAGTTGTCCCAACCACCATTAGCACGAATGGTTTGATAAATTTTAAAATTGTATGCCCTTTCTTTTTCATTATTACAATTTGTTTTATGTTGGCTCTTTCGTTTGGTAAATTCAAATGTAGAACCTACATACACATCTTCTATTTGATTATCATTACACTTAATCATATAGAACAACATCTCTTTTGAAAAATCGTAAGCGGTTTTCGGCATATCTTATAATATGTCATTATCTCTTATCTTTAAATTCTTTTCAATTTTTTATTCTCCGCTTCTATAATATTTCTGTAGTTGAGGAGGCGACTGAACCTGTCTCAAAAAATTCGCACTCTGTGATATTGACCTCATAGCAGGCGGTAAAATTCCCTGGTTTCGCAAAAGATTACCTCCTCTACCTACAGAACCCATTTCTCGTCTATGTGATGGTGTATGACCGCAACCTGACATTCCACTACCAGAATACAAACCGTCTCCAGTTGATAATATATTTTCTCTTGCTTCAATCATCTTATTTGTATTAAGTTCCCTTGCTCTGTTTGCTACAGCGTGTTCAATTGCCGATTTAGACCGCACACCATAGTTGTTTCCTGTTTCGTTATTCAAAGAATTCAAACGGTTATTTTCAGCAACCATACCAGCAAGCGTCGCCGAACCAGGTGCTCTCGGTCCGCCAGCATTCGTAGATGATGACCTGTATGTATAGTCGGTTTCTAAACCTCGTCCAGATGGTCCTGAAGCATATAATCCTTTACCTACTCCATAGTCGCTTGGTTTATCCAAGAATTTTTCGCCGTGTTGTTCCGCAAAGGCAATCAACGGAGCAAGTTCAGGATTGGAAGCAATCGCAGATGCAGAGAGACCACGCAATGCATTTTTCACAAGAGGTTTCGCTAAATCACCTACTTTATAGGCAATCTTTTTAACTCCGTGCTTATCTAAAAACTTATCAAATTTCTTACCAAAGATGCCTGTGCCTGATGACTTGTTATTCATTATTTCCTCTGGCGATAAAAGCATTTCAATACCTTTCCCTTTGCTAAAGGTTCGTGTCATAATGTTATACTTTTCAGGATGAACCAATACACAACAACCTTCGCCTTCTGCTACTTGTTTCACACGCACTTTACGCCCTTTACGCATACTAACCATTTGCTTTGGTGATAGAGCAAGATGAACCTTCTTCATTATATATTTGCTAAAGAAAAGAAATATATGATGATGGGGTTCTTTTAATCGGCATCTAATAATTCATAAAATAATATTCTTTGGTTTCTTACCATATTGTATTATCATCTCCATTAGCAATTTCGTCATTAATCTTTGGGGAATAGAATAACGCTCTTCTATTGTCCTCAAATCTTCCACACTTGTAATCATATCTGGATTAGGACAACCGCAAACAGGTTTCAAAGTAAGACCATTTGGTAAGTTATTCCAAAAGTCAGTTGGTTTTCGTTTAAAATCACCATACGCACAATAAGTCGTAGTTTCCATAGGAATTTTCTTCATTTTGGCGTCCATTCTCATCATACCTCTTGGGTTCTCAATAATGAATAACAACTTTGGGTTTAATCTTTGAAAATGCCGTATAACCTCTAATGTGCGATATAATATCTGTGTGCCTTGCTTTGCTCTTGCCGAATAAGGAGTTGCTGTCTTTGTATTACGCTCTTTTAAAGGATATGCTAATGTGCTAAATGTATTACAAGGTGGTGACGCCCATATAAAGTCTGGTATATAATTGGAGTTCTCTTGCGACCACTTCTTATAGTCCCAAGTCAGCATATCTGCCAAGATGTCTGGTTTGTATTTCTCTAAAAAGTCTAATGATTTCACTTCCATACCTTTTCGTTTTGCTGCTTTACCTACACTTCCAGTCCCCTTAAAAAGTTCAAGCAACCTGAATTTTTTACCCATACCCATACCCATACCTTCCATTACAATCCTTTCATAAAGAGAATTCATTACTATAGTTAAAGATTATATTAAACGACTAACGCTTTAAAATCTCTCACATCACACAATACATAACACATCTTGTGAAACCATACTTGTTTTCTCCAGTCCAAATCAATCATCGCTTCCGCATTATACTTTTCCCATCGTTGCTCCTTTGTTAGTGCTGGTGGTTTTCTTGTTCTCCTTTTTGGTAATGGTTTCGGTCTTTCTTCGTCGGCGACCACAGGCATCGGTTTTTCGGCAACAACCATCTCCACAGGGCAATCCAATACTATAACCTCTATATCACTTGGTGGTGATGGTGCTGGTGATGATACGATAATATCTCCCACGACTTTCGCTAAATGCTTTTTACTTCTCATATGTTTCTCGTAATTGCATTTTACGGCGGTTGAATAACAACAAGTTTCGCAGTTGAATACCATTTATACTTTATACTTATACTTTTATACTTATTCCTAAACGCATTTATTTCATTTCAATTTTTTCTTTTCTTTTCTTAAAGAAATGACTTACACGATTTTACCTTATACTTTCAAGAAAGCAAAAGAATTGGGTGTTGCAGTAAGACCGTCAAAGAACCCAAAATATAAGATTGATATTTATGACCTAAAAGGGCAATATATGTATTCTGGTGGAGACCCTCACTACCAAGATTATCCCCATTTTCTAAAAGACAAGGGAAAAGCATTCGCCGATGAAAGAAAGCGTTTATATCACATACGACATAAGAAAGACAGCATAATACCTCACAGTAAAGGATATTTCATTAGTAAATTACTTTGGTAGGTTTATTTTTTTTATTTTTTCAGGGGATTATAGAGGTAAAAAGAATAATACCTTAACAAAAAGAGAGAAAAAGAAGAAATATCTCAAAGTCTCAAAGTTGCCCGAAAACCCAGAAACTCTGCCATAGGAAAATTTATAAAAATATTTGGGACTTTTGCCGAAATCGGGCAACTTTGAGACTTTGAGATTATCTAAAGTAAGTATTTGAATTTTCATTTCATTAAAAATAATGAAATAAAATATGATGAAATATGCTAATAAATTATAATATTAATATGTTTATTTAAACTCCTTCGTCCTCTTCTGGCTTCAACTTCCAACCAACTATACTGTCCGCCTTTAAATAAATATTGTTATATTTTGTGTTCTTTAATTTCAACGCTTTTCTAAGGAATGGATTTTCCTCAATCTTATTGACAAAGTTCTTACGATTGTATGCTCGTTTCGCAATTTTTGACAATTCATTAAACATAGGACTACTTGAAAATTTAGTATATACTAAAGATAATGAAATAGGAACATCAGTTTCAGTCCCCAAGTCTTCAACTGGTATAGCATCAAATGTCAATTCAAACCACGAAAATATGTCATTATTACTCGCCAAATAATCTTTGGTTAAGGTCGCACATTCAATAGGTGGTTCTCCCAATTGATTATTATTATCATTAAACCTTTTGAAATATGGTAATAGAATTTCAAAGAAGGCTTGTTTATACTTTTCTCTAAACGCATCTGTAATGTAATATGTATTAACCAGCGTATATTTACCTGATGCTAATTCTTCTGCTGTCAATAAATCATAATCCTTTTGTTCTTTTGCTTGTAATTTGAAAGGAATTGCTTCCAATCTGCGACCAATAGCATCCTCTGTTTCATCAATTGGAGGATTTTTATTACACTCCATAAGAGTTGTATTGTTTAATTCGGTTTTTGTGTTTGTGGAATAGAGTTGCCGAGCGTTAATGGATTTATCACCAGTAATAACTTTCAATACAGATGCTATTAATCGTTTGTCTTGTTCTGGTTCTTGAATTAAAACAAAGCGTTTCTTATGTAGTCCAGCGAGTTCAGGGTTCGCTCCTGTTTGTATCTTGGTTTGTAAAACAGATGCTCCCAATTTATAACCGTAATCACCAACACAATCCAGCGTTAATGAATTGATAATAGATTTTCCATTACCACCTGTTCCAGTAGCAACGATAAATTTTTGTAATTGAAGACCACATAATCCAGTTGCTAAAATTGTCAAATAATAATCTCTAATGTTGGGGTTTCTATGAATGGTATTAATCAGTTCCATTAGTTCAGTCTTTAAATCTGTAGTATCAGCATCAACATAGTCATATCCAGCAGTTGTCAAAATATAGTCATCTTTTCTCCCTTGAACTTGCTGACCTGTTCTCAAATCAAAGACGCAATTGGTAAAAGCGAACAAGTAAGGAGTTTTATCCAACTTTTGTATAAAGTCTCTATCAAATAAAATCTCCATCGCTTCACGAAAGATGTTGTTTTTGTCAGTTGTCTTCTTTACCTTACCACATAATTCTTGAACCGATTTGTGTTTGCGTTTCAACTTTTCTAATGTTTTGGCATTATCATCATTGCTTGTGTCAATTTTTGATATTTCGTCAAGCAACTTACTTGACTTATCAACATATAGTTTATGCAGTCCAGTAGAAATGACATTTCTTAATGAATATCCTGTATCTTCAACCCATCTATGATTTTCAAATTTGTAAAACTTCTTTTCTTTAATATTGACGCATACATAGGAGTTATTAACTTTCTTTGCTAAAACACACGCAATATCATATTCTGTTTGACTTGAAATTGAATTATCTATCAGTTGTTCTAATGTTTCTTTATTAAGATATTGTGGGAATTCTTCACGATACTTTATATTGAGTTCCTTGTATAATTCAAGATTGTATTCTTTAAAGATGTAGTAGATAGTTCCAATTGAATTATCCTTTTTCTTTGATAAAGAGGTTTGATACTTTTTGGTGTATTCGTCCTCTTTGCTTGTAAAATCATCGCTATATTTCTCTGCCATTTTCAAATACAATTCAAGTCCTGCTTCGTCAAAATCGTTATTTAAAGCATAACCTATTTTAGTGAAATCCAAATGATTTTTATGAGATGCGATTTCATCAGCAAATCCATTATCCACAAAATAGTTGAGTTTATGTAGTGATTGAGTTTGTTCTTCGCTATTTTCTATTGTTTGTTCTTTTGGGTTCTGCGTCGGTTTTGTTGGTTTAGTTTTCTGTGTTTTAGTAGCATATCGCATTATAACTTTTGGGTTCATTTCCAAGAGAGGATTGTTTGGATTTTGGACTGACAACTCGTGGAAATTGTCAGCAGAAAGGTTAAAATCACTGGCTTCATAATCCGTTATGTTAAACTGGTCTTCGTTTATGTCATATTCAATTTCTTTAAAAGAGACAAGTTGATACGCTTCATTATCAGGTTTTCTACTGCCGTATAACTGCCAATTTGTCGTGCCTTTTGTAATGGTTTCGTCAAAAACGCTGTCCCAAGAATTAGTAATAGGAAGATGACTCAACACAGTAGGCATAAGAGGTAAAATGTCTTCACGCATTATCTCTTGGAGAGCGTGTTCCATTTGAATATTAATAAGTATATGAATTCCGTCCTTTGTGATGGTTTTCTCTGCCAACCGATTAACATTTGGTTTTTCCATAACGAATGCTTTGAATTTGAACCCATCCTCAAATTTTAATATATTTTTAAGAGTGTCCAATACTAATTGGAGTAAGTTGGAGTGTTCTTCGTCTCCGTGTTGCCGTTCATTAATTTCATAAGCATACCGAAAATCAAAATCAATAGCAATACATAATCCGCTCTGCTTTTCAGTCAGGTATTCGTTATTATGTTCTACGAAAATATGTTGATAATATGCTTTATAAAACTCATCTAAATTGTCAGGGTGGATTGAGAACGACCCTCCGTGAATATTTAAATGTTTCTCACCAATTCTCGTGTGAGTAATTGGAGTATTATTTGAGCGGTGGTTGAAAAGGAAGTTAGACAAAGACTGGTGGTTCATTACTTATAGTATATCAAGATAAGGTTTCTTTATATTTGTTTTTCTGTTATTACTTTTTCATTTCAATTTTTTTATTTCAATTTGTATTTTTCCTAAAGAAAGGAAAAAGATAAATCCAACATCAAATTATTTAGTTTAGGTCTGTCGCCCTCAACCCCAAAGTGTTTGTTTCATAATCATTTAGGTCAAATAGTATCATTCGGTATTGTTTATAGACTACTTGTAATCGTCTGTATCTATTGACATTTGCGTGTGCTTTTTCCTTATGAGAATAATAGTAGTCAATACGGTAAGTAGGATTTTTTTTCTCCCACGCATCCTGTAGGTGCTTATACCTTGCATGGGGCATATAGTTATATAGTATATCAAGAAATTCTTTAAATTATTTTTTATATAGTAGTATGTTATGGGCAAAATACACAAATGTGAAAAATGTAAGTCAATCCACAAAAGACTTACACAGTTAGACATACATTCACATCAAAAGTTCGGTTGTATAAAAGTTTTACAATTTCAGCATCTACGGATACAAGAGCAATTACACTTACAAGAGGTGAAACGGATACAAGATGAATTAGAGCAACATTTAGAGGAGCAACGATTACAAGAGGAGCAACGATTACAAGAGGTGAAACGGATACAAGATGAATTAGAGCAACATTTAGAGGAGCAACGATTACAAGAGGAGCAACGGATACAATATGAGCAACGATTACAAGAGGAGCAACGATTACAAGAGGAATTAGAGCAAATACAAGAACAACAAAATATAACTTTAGCAATAGAGGAAGAACCATTACCATTACTACCAGAGGAATAAAAAATAGTATTCTTTACATTATTTAAAATGACGAATTAAACGGTATTTCTCTCGTCTTCTTGCGTTTATCTCCTCTCGGTTCTCGTGATAAAATTTGATAGAACTTGCGTTATGTATTTCTCTATTTTCTTCTTTATGCTCGTAATAATGGTTCAAACTACTTTTATTTCTTGCTTCTTTATGCTCTTGATGATATTTTAGGTATTGTTCTTTACGCTCTTCTTTGCTTGTGTATGCTGGTCTATCATTCAATTTAAATGCCTGTTCGTCAATCAGTTCGGTTTCAATTTGTAGTGCTTCCATTTTATCTTTACACAGTTGCGTTTTGATAGGTCGCATTTCCCAGTTGTCCCAACCGCCGTTCGCCCTGATAAATTGATAGAGAGGATAATTGTATTCTTTAGAGGTTGGATTATTACAATTGGATTTATGATTAGTCTTTCTGTGCCTGAAACTGCTTGTGTGTCCTGCGTAAGTGTATAAAATAACAGCATCTTTACACACGAATTTATAAAAGGTAATCTCTTGCGTTTCCCAATTGATTTTCGTTCTTGTCATTTGTAGTATAATGTAGCATATTGTCTTTAAATAAGTTTTTCAATATAATTTATACTTACTTATTTTATACTTTTGCCCTAAAATAAAAAAAGTATAAATGAAAAAACTTGGTTTAATTATATTACACTCCTTATCGCTTATCGCTTATCGCTTATCCTTATTTAAAAGGTGTCTCTAATCCTAAATTCTCAAACATCTCCATAATCTCGTCGCCGTTCTCCATACTCCATACATATCCCAGTTGATTAAGGATATACTTGAAATCATTATAGCGTTTCCAATCCAGTAGGCATTCCGGTCCATAGTTGTCATCAAGCCAAGCATTACAGTATTGAATAATATCTACAGTCCATTCAAATTCAAGATGCTCTTTAGCATAGCGTCCAAAGTCTCTCTCTCCGCTGTTAAAGTATTCAAACAACACGAATTCCCTTACCTCATCAGCATCAGTCGTTTCTTTTTCTACAAGTTGTTCGTGAATATATTCGTAATGTAAGCGAACCCAATCACCCACAATCTCTTTCACCAGTTCGGTAATATCACAGTTCAATTGAAAGGTCATTTTTAAAGTAGTTGGTTGTTGTTATGATGGTTTCCCTTTGCCGAAATAGCAATTCAATTTTTTTTATTTCCCTATTAAAACCCGCTCACTAAAAATCTCTTAAAAGTATAAATCGCCAAAGGCAACGGATTTATACATTTATACTTTTGCCCTAAAATAAGAAAAGTATAAATGAAAAAAACTTGTTATATTATACGCCAAGTGGAGCGTTTATTACTCTTTAAATCCTTGATTAAATTCTCCTACTGAATACGAGCCAATCCAACGGATAGGTGTATCTCTAATTATATCTTTCTTCCATTTGTATCGTCTATACGAGTTATATAATCTTCCATCCCTCTCATATGCTTTGCCTATTTCCTTTTTGTAATATATCCAACCATAAACCTTGATGTCAATTGACGCTTTATTAACCTTTGAAACTAATCCGCATACTTTTCCTCGGCAAAAGACTTCGTCTCCAATCTTGACTGGTGGTGCTATTCTGTCTTTGCGACTACTTTTATAGTTCTTCCAACGCCCATATGCGAAAGCTTCCTTCTTTTCTTTCTCGTCTGCTTCAAAATAACGGGGAATAAATTCATCTTCCAAATCACGAGTTGCGTCTTTCACTCTTCGATTTCTAACTTTATCAGTATAACCAGCAAACTCCTTAATCAATCCCCAAACCTCCGTTGGGAGAGACTTACCATAAACGACAACCTCGTTTGCTTTTCTAATTTTCTCTTCCTTAATCAATTGAACCATAGACAGATTATTCTCAATCATATCATCATAGCAATCAATCGTCATAATCGGCATCTTTAAAAGTAGTTGGTGGTGTTTAGTTGAGATTTGGTTAAGACGAAAAAGCATTTCAATTTTTTTTATTTCCCTATTAAAACCCACTTACTAAAAATCTCTTAAACACCCTGAACGGCAAAGGCAATAATTAATGGCGTAATACTTTTGAGCAAAAAAATATATTACTATATATAATGACTGACACTTCACATCTCCGTTTGATTAACCCTGATGACCTACAACACCATAAAGACCAAGCACAGCGTGTGAAAGCGATTGCTTTAGGAGAAATGGGTAAGCACCCTATTATGTATCAACCATTAAGCAAAAGAGAAGCATCAAAGTTATTAAAGCGTATGGTTGAACTTTTAGACCAAAAGACAGATAAAGAAATTGTAGATGAGTTTAACTCTCTTATCACAGACGAGGTATGGGATACACCAAACCCAAGTCATCAATACGACAAGATGCCTATTAAGAACGGTTGCATCCGCTTTCCTATTGAAGACAATAAAGAACATTTAGAATAGAATAGAATAGAGCAAAACCATAAATAAAAATATATTGCTTATATAATAATATGTCAGGACAACGCCTTTTAAAACCGACTGATGCCCCAAAATTTCGCCAACAGTATTTAGCAAATCTCGCATTACAAGCA